TAGCGGCGGTGGCTCTGCGCTGTTCTAGTGGCTTGCCAGACATTTGCGCGGCGCGAATATCGTCAATATTATAACCGTATGAATTACCAATAGCGCGAATAGGAGAACTGAATTCTTTTCCGGTTACATCAGTTCGCGGCAAGTCAGTAGCGTAGTTAGAAATAATCTTAGCAAAACCAACATTTTCATATTGACGGTATGTAATCGTTTTTGCTCCAGAACCGGCATCCATTGAAACAGGAATCATTCGCGTAGCTGTTAAATTAGGAAACAGTACATCGTATGATTTTGTTTTAATGTGTTCTAATTCTCTAGCAAAAAAAATAGACTGCCCTGCATCCTCACGCAATAAGTTAGCCGATTGGATAGCCGATAAGTCTCTTTCGTCATATCTTTCTTTTTTATTCATTTATATATTCCCCTCTCTTTATGCCAACTCAACGACAACAACGCCGCCAGTTGTGGATGTATTTGACGTAATAAATTTAGCACCAGTGACAGCAACGGCAGTCGTACTAGCACCAGCGGCGTTAGTCCATTTGCCTGCATCTGCACCATCAAACACTAAGTAAGCGGCGGTTTCAGCAACAATTGCTTGTCCACTAATAAAAGGAACCCATGCACGACCTTTACGCATTACTGGTACAGTTTCTTTAATTGCGTACTGCACAACGCCAGTTTGGTATGTTTGTTCAATTGCTTGCAAGAGTGCAATGCCCTTAAAACCTGTTGAAAATGTAGCGGCAGGTACTTTTGCTTGATTTTGTGGATCAGTGCCAGCAATAACTCCAAATCCAATCCCTGTAACCGTTTCTGTAATAAGTGAATCTACGGTCATTGGGGAAATGTCATATGGTGTACCTGCAACGGCAGGAGTCATGTTTTGCGAATAAGATAGTTGCATATTATTTAGCCCCCTTGTATGCGTTTTGCATATTGTTAATCATTTTTTGTTGTGCACTAATAGATGTTTCTTCTTCGTCAGCACGTTGATTGGCAGGTAACTTTTGGTTAACAATTTTGCGTTGTTGCTCCAAAGCATCATTGCGCTGTGTGTCCTTAGTAAAATCGAAAGCCGCGTTAATGTACTCGTCACTCTTGGCAGTTAAGTCTAAGGCTTCGTCATTACGCGACTTCTTGATCACAGCAATTTTAATTTCTTTGTCAGTTAGGGAGTCAGCTTTTTCAACTTTGTGAGTCTTAGCTACTTTTAATAGTTCAACTCTAGCGGCTACTGCGGATTTAATTTCATCAGCGGCATCTTTCTTTACCTTCGCTAATTCCTCTGCGTGTTTATCAATTTGTGCTTTTTGCGTATCACACTTTGCATCTTTGGCATCTAGTTCAGCTTGCATCGCCTTTTCTTTATCTGTTTTGGCTACTACCTCTTTTTTAAGGTTTTCAGCATCTTGCTTTAATTGGTTATATGCCACAATAACTTCTGGTGAAGCATCATAAGCCAAACCATTGTCTAGTTTGAGTTTTTCCATCTGTTCAATCTCCTTTTCTTCTTCATAAATTTGATCCATGTTGTCCATGTTGAGACGTGCTTCTTTGCCAGCCCTACCAACTTTAACAACCGCTAAATGGTTATATTTTACATTTCGCTGCACAGCTGCATATTCTACACCATCAAATACACCAGGTGTTTCATCAAGGTCAACCGTATAACCGCAAGACAATTCCCTGTTTTTTGTATCAAGGTTGTATATAACTACATCAGCACGAATATTGTTTCCATCCTGTCTACCTTCGCTAAGTACCGTACCAATTGGCTTCACTTTTGATACGTTGTTAGAAAGAACTAATCCAGGATGCCCAATTGTGATAGGCTTACCACGTATGGTTGAAAGACTATCAGCGTCAAACGCTTCTTCATCAGGACGGTATTCGTAACGTGTTGAACCGTCTGCATTCATGTATTTAAGCAAACCGCTTCTGCCCACAATAACATCATCTTGGACAAAACCTTCTGGCGTTTTGGTGGCCTTAAACTCCACTTTGTCAAATCTTTGTACTGCTATTTTTCTCACCTCCTAACCAAGTACCGATTTTTAGACATAAGAAAAGCGACTACCGTTTGATAGTCGTTAGTTAGAGATTATTGAGGATGTTTTAGCATTGATGATCACCTCCTTATACGATACTAAGTAAAACCTTGCAAGCCTCAATCTTTGCCATATCGTTATTGGAAAGCGTAATTATATCAATTAATGTCTGTACACAAAGTTGATAATCAGTATTAGGTGTAGATTTTGGCGGTCGCGGTGGTTTTATTGGAGTAAAATTTCCTTTTATCATAAATGATCACGCTTTGTAATATTCCTGATTTCATCTCTCCAAGAAGAATCGCTTTTTAATGCGTTTTTAAGTTCGTTAATCATGTTCTCATTAACTATCTTTAAAATCTCATTATTAAATGTATCAGGATCACATTGAAGATTTACAACAATATCAGATTTACCAACCACTCCACCAGTCGCACCATTAGCAAGTTCGTTATATTCCTCGATCCATTCAACAGGAACTTTTAATCCCGCTTCAAATCTCCGATTAATAGCATTTTCAAGATCAGTTTTTCTGTGGTCTAGCCAGATGTATTTTGGGAGTATGCCTAGTGGTGGTCGTTCACATTTTGGTTGATTATTTGAATCGAAATTCCCTATAGTTGGTTGCACGTTAATCAATCCTTTCAATCAAAGTAATACCTTTTAACTTTTAGCAAAACAAATAATCTGCATTTGTAAATATTTAATTTTCTTTTTATCATCCAATATGAAATTTTAAATATCACTGATAATTTAACACTGCCAGTTCGGTGAACAATCCCATCTTTGCTATCAACACGAATCAACATTGCTTGCTCCGTATTGGGGATTGATTGCAAGTCATGGAGAATATCAAATTCTTTATATTTACCCATTGTTAGAAATCCTTTCATATTGAATTTGGGCATAAAAAAACCGCCTTGCATTTACGCTTGGCGGTTAGTTAATGAGTTACCCAATATATTTCTTTCGGTATCTCTTGATTATCCATTATAAAACCTGTTAATTTTCTTGCTGAAGCATCAAAAACATATCTTGTGCCTTCTTTTTCAGTTTTAATTTTTGAAAAACATTCTGCTACTTTATCATAAAGGATCAATCCCATATCTTCAATATTATTTGTATCACCATAATAACATATGATTTGTTTGTCGTCTTCTGTTTTTTTTATTAAAAACATGTTCCGACCTCCTTATTCAATAGCTTTTCTCCAATTATGAAGTTTCTCAGCTAATTGATGTGACTCTGGTTGGCTTTTACCCTGCTTATTCATTATTGTAAGCTCTAGATACTCATGTTTCAGCAAAAGAAAATCTGCATCATTATACTTTCCGCTTGCTAAACGTAACCATGCTTGAGCCATTTCATAATCCGGGTCGAATCTTCCTATTCTACCTATTAAATCATGTTCATTAAAAAATACATGATCCTTTATTTTTCGAATAGCTTCTTCTTTCCAATTAACCGCTTTGGATATATCAACAACATCGTTGTGATTATTCCTAATTTGTTCATATAAGATAGGTTCTTGCTTACGTTGATAATTATACTCTTTTATGCTAATTGTAGCACCACTTACAGAAACTAACAAGTTATTATTAAAAATAAATTCTACGCCACAAGCACATCGAGAATGAAAAGGCGGCTGGGAAACCATTACCATTAAGTCATCATCACTACCACCGTATCCACTCTTAAAATACTCTTTATACGTCAGTGAACCATGCTCAAAACATATCGGGCACTTCTCGCTCATGTTGCCGTACATACCGCGAACAATTCTAATTCCAATCACATCATCAGACTTCTTGGCAATAGTAGCCATCGTCAACTCTTTCACCATGTTAATAGTATGGGTTGTCAACCGCAACATCGCCCTCTGTTCCATACCACCACTAACAAAGTGTTCTTCTAGCTTGCTTGCCGTTTCACTAGCGGATAGACCAGCTATTTGAGATTGTAAGATAATGTTTTCAGCAATCCGTTTCATTTTGTTAGTTAGTAGGGCTATTCTGTCAGCAACCACCAAGCCATCAGACCAACTCTTAAGTAATATTGAATAGATGATTTTTTCTTTGTCGATTGACGTTAACGTTGGTGATAACAGATTAGTGTTGAATTGCATTTTTGCAAGTCGTTCAGCAACGTTGATTGAGTTGTCCATGCCTTGTGATATTAGTGCCGTAATGCCATCTTTAAGCGTCTTTGTAGCTATTGCTATGGAATGTGATTGGCTTGTTACAAATTCGCTTTTAATGGCGTGTTTGCGAATGTATAGCAGGTAGGCTAAGATTAGTAATTTTGTTTTGGTGTCTAGTTGTTGGAGTTGTGCGGTGTATTCGGATTGTAGTTGCTCTTCATCCATTACCAAAACCTCCAATGCCATTTCCGCACAGGACGTTTATTATGGTTTTTGCAAGCTAATTCATACTGTTCACAGCTATAACATAATTCTCGTTGGAAATTATATATGCACTCATGGCATGGCTTTTGATCTTGACTAGCCATTAAACCACTTCCTTACTTCACGGTATCTGACAATTTAGCAGGTTGTGTTGCCGTACTCTTTGCGGTAACATCACCAAAACTATGTCCCAAGATATCTGCTTGCAACTGTTCGGCTTCGTTTTCCTTTTCTTTGTCAATTGCCGTTATTTCATCAGCAGTAAGACCTTGTTGACGTTGGCACTCCGCAACGCTAAGAACTTTATTTTGTATGCGTAGTACTTCTGCTTGGGCATCGTATAGGTTGGCTTGACTATTATCTTTCTTAGATTGTGCCTGTTCAGTTTCCGAAGGGTTCCATAAAGGATTAAATGTTAATGACCAATTTTCTAATTCCTTGCCTTTAAATAGACCATTTTTGCACAACATCAACAAGCGAATTAATTTAGTTTGTGGTCTTCTTAATTGTCTATTTCTTATTTGAGAAACAAAGTTATACCAATTTTCTAGGTCAGTGCCTCCTGATTGCGCAAGACCTGCGCCTTTAGGGTTGTGACCATATAAAATTACTGCTGGTATTGAACACGTAGCACTAAGCGAGTAACCAAAGCGATCCAACAGGTCGGGAATAGCAGACATTGATATGCTTTTAATATCGTATTTATCATCAGCATCAATAGCTATTGTATTTAGTACACTTCTTGCCATGTCTATGAGTTCAAGCCGCTTTTTAATTTGATCCTCACCATTTTCTTCGCTCAGAACATCAAGCATCCCCGACAGCATCAACACGCCTTGGGACATCCTTTCAAACACCTTAATGGCAAGCTGATAAGAATGTTGATTGTTAACTATTTCATCGGTCATTCCATCTAATGCACGTTTTCCCCATCCCTGGTTAGCTACTCGCCTTATGTCTGGCAATGGGTCACCAGTAAACAATAACAATCGACTTTCATGCACATAGAAAGGATTGCCACCAATTGGATTTATCTGATAGTACATAGGTTTCCCATAACGGCAATCGGACGGATCGTCATAACATAAAATATCATCATAGAAAATTTGCGACTTATCGTAAACCCTTAGTTGATGTATTTTCAATAATGTTTCTTCCGATAATTCATCTTCAAGAGTACCGCCATCTTCTGCAATTAATAAGATTGCACTCCCTCCAAGCAATCTTGACCACCTTAACGCATCAGCCAATACACAATCGGCATCCAATTCATCAAGCATTTTTTTAGCGAATCCCTGCTTGTCACCTTCAATGGTAACGCCATGTTTAACCGCTTCATTGGCTGGCAAGTCTATGATCTTAGCGCACAAAGCAAGCGACTCATACATATTTATCATTGTTTGGTCAGACATTTTAGGTTGAATTGCAAATGCAAAGTTTGAATATTGATCATGTTTAGTGCCATGACCAATTACCGAGTTTGAAAATCCGTCTGTGCGGAATGAACTCTTTTTCTTCGGTTGTGTTGGAACAGATTGTTTGTTGCGTTTTCTTGACATTTAATCACCACCTAAATAAGAAAAGCACCTGCCAAATAGCAAGTGCTTTTCTATATTTTATATTACGTTTTTAAATTGGTTGTCCAAAAACTCTACAATGTTTTTTACCGTATATGGTATTCTAATTAAAGGGATATTGTTTTCTCTGCAATAATTATTCTTAATTTCATCGTTATTTTGGAGATATTTTAAAGATTTTTCTCCACCAAACCAATCAATAGCTTCAAAATGCTGTCTACCATCGTACTCAACCAACACTTGGAGTTTTTTATTTATAAACACCGCAAAATCAAACGGCAACGTCTTTTTATTTCTGCAGTCTTTGAATCTATATTCTCTCTTGAATTTTATGCCGTTACAATTTAGATATTCTCCTATTGCCTTTTCGCCTTTAGATTCATTGCAGTGTGGGCATCGTTGCCCCCTTATAAAATTATTAGCCCTCATGTCAAACTTTCTTCCACAATCAACATGGTAAAATTCAACCTTAGTGTCTTTGTTAACATATTTCCCTAATATTTTATATTCACTTCCAACCAGCTTAAAAACTTCTTCTTCAAATTCGTTTTGCGTTCTTAATTTTTTACCATTACAATGCGGGCATCGCTGATTCTGAGAAGTAAAGTTATTAGGAGCCATATTGAAAATTTTGTTACATTTTTTATGTTTGAACTTCACCTTAGTAGCGCTATTTACATATGTACTCAATATTTCATATTCATCGCCAACGGCGTCAAATACTTCTTTAACAAATTCATCGTGAGACTTTTTCATTGTACCAGCACATTTAGGACAACGTTGACCTAATAAAAAATCACTAGGATTCATATTAAATTCAGTACCGCATTTGTTATGTAAAAATTTAACCTTAACTTTAACTGCTACAAACTCACTCAAAACAGAAAATTCGTCACCAACTAAACCAAAAACTTCATGCATGAAATCATCTTCCGTTCTATATTTGCGAAGTTTTTCTTTTCCATATAGCAATAAATTATTTTTTACTCTTATGGATTCTTCATTCCTACTAATACAGTCTTTACATTGACTATTTAATCCATCGGTATAATTAGGTTTATTGTAAAAATATTCATTATTTGCAGGTTTTTCAATTCCGCAACAAGTGCATATTTTAAATTCAACAGTCGGCTTAACATTCTTTTGTTTGTAATATCTCGACCTCTGAACTTCCGAAGTGCATAATTTGCACTGACTTTTAAAACCGTCTTTATAATCACTCGCACGATTAAAAAACTCTTTTGTTGCGAGTTTTGTTTCTCCGCACTTATTGCAAATTTTAGTTATAATATCATTTTCAGACATAATTAATACCACCCTCCGATAAAGTAGTTATTTGTTCCGAGTATTAAGTTGTTTTAATGTGAGAAGATGCTCGGAACATCTTGTCGCGACGGTTAATTACTCCGTGGCTATCTCACAATTTATTATATCATAAAATCGTTGAATTATCAACGATTTTATGAGTTCAAGAGCATACTCCAGCCCAACTTCTTCCAGTTTGCAATTCAGAATACGCGTCCGATAAACTGTCGGGTATATCATCATGCTTACCGTCGCAAAAAGCATCAAGTTCATTAATCAGATTATCGTTCCAATCTGCCTGCAAAATTAAAATTATACCATTTTGCCAAGCACTAGCCGCTGGTTCAGCGCGAGAAACCTTGTCTCCGCTTACACGTTTTGTTTTCACAACATACCCAGATAACATTTTAGAGTACGATTCGGCAACGTCTTTGCCCGCAGCTCCCGGGTCAACTGGTAATCTTATTACAACTCTACCATATTTTTCTTTATCTTTTTTTGCCGTACCAAGAACCTTCTGCCTAACATCGCTAGAAATCCACTTTCCATGGAGTAGGTCTAGTATAATATATCTTCCGTCTTTAAGTAGACCTACTCCATGGAAAGTG